TAACTAACCTGACATCTATTATAGGAGTAGGTACCGTTGCTCCTGAGATCGTCACAGGCGCGCGATAGGCAATCGGCCATCGCCCCTGACGATCTATATGCCGTCTCACCTTTTTTTTCGGAGGTGCTCTCCCAGCCAGGATACCGATAATGCGCTAATCCATCACCATCTATAGTTACCAGAGGAAGCACTCCCATGCAATCGAACAGTAAAGCCACGGTGTCATTGATCCGAGTAGGCGGTTATAGCGCGACTGACCTGGATCTCCCCGGTGGTGAAGCCGCCTCACGGTTGGCCGTGTGCATACAGCGCACCACGCCTTTGAACGGCAAGTACCTCACCAACAGCACGGTGATCGGGTACACGGACCGCTTTGCCAATGGACTGGATTCGATTAATGACAGTTACAAGTTCTACCTGACCCGTGCCATGACCGCCACTATGCAGCGCGGTGAAGAAGGCAAGGATGTGGCGTACTGGGATTGCCAGCTGAACCAGCACGGCTACCTGGAGACCCGTGATCCGGTGGTGCAACACCTGAGCCAGACTACCGGATTACCCTTTACCGATTATGTCACCTTCGATGAACTCAGTCGGGTATTGGACGAGCCAGACTACCGGTTCTATCTCCATGCAGGCCATACCCATGACGGCACCATCCCGGCGCATGACGGCAGTCCTGAAGCCATCATGAGTCATCAGCTGTTGGCCACTATTTCCAAACGCATGGGGGAGTTGTCAATCGGCATTGTCAAGTTGCTGACCGACGGCGAACACGTGGTCATTGAACACATGGACGACCTGCTCCAAGCAGAAGCCTTTACCTATTCCCTGATGAATGATTTCAGGGATTTAACCATGGCGAGGATGATTGCTCGCCCGGAAATGGCCTTTGACATCAACCTGATTACCGAGGCTAAAGTCAAGATCCGCATCAACAAAGGTACGTTGCGCGACTTTGCCATCCCCATGTTTGATTACCGTCCTCCAGTCCTTATGTAACTGAAACACTTCACCCTTCCCCAACAGGCCCCTGTAGAGTGGGTCTGGGGAAGGGGTTTATGCCGGCTTAAAATTCGATTCGAAATATTTACGACAATACATGGTAACAGTGAGTAGGAAGAATGATCTTCCACTCTACCCTTGCATTAACTAAAAGGAATGCATCATGAAGAATTCTACCCTGAAGCAGAATCTGATTCACCCACCCTCACCTCCGGGGACGTCTCGTCTCCACCTTACCTTGATCTACTGGAGATACACCATGTCTACTACCACTATCGCTTCCGTTGCTGGCCTGATCACCGTCGTTGGCGCTGCTACCTTCCTCAAGCGCCGCGCCCAGAAGAAAGCCACTCAGCAAGCTACTGACCATCTGATGACCAAGGTCGAATCCGGTGAGCTGAGAATACCGGTTGTGACCCATGGCACCGCCCCGCTCAAAGGCGTAGCCAAAGCCCGCTTCACCTTGCCCCGCTTTAACAAAGCGACCGCTGCGGCGAAAGTCGAAGTCACCGCCACCGCACCGAAAGGCGCCCTGGAACTGGCCTTTGAAGCAGCATACAACGCGCTGGACACCGTGGTCGAGTTCGATGACCGTTGGGCCAACGGCACTGGCTATTTCGACCATGCGGTCAATCTGGTCTGCCTGGCACCCGGCGAACAAGCCAAGTCACTGTCAACCAATGGCCGGCGCATCATCTTCACCGGTACTGTCTTCGGTACCGTGGTCACGTTCGAGCGTTACACCCCTGGCACTGGTTCGATGTTTGTAATCGCCCGTAACATCCCGGCTGAACTGAACAGCGTTGTTCCTGGTGGTTCTCTGTCACTGGAGTGGCTGAGCGACTACATCTTTGACCACGAAGAAAACCTCGGCCACCTGGTCGAAGTGGCTGACACTAACACTGTTAACGAATAAAGGAGTTTCATCATGCTGGCACGTATTGCTTTCGCTGTAACCGTGATTGTCGTGGCTAACGTAGTACTGGATAAGTACTCGCATTCCACGCTGCGCAAGAAGATCCACGCGCTGTAATACGCTCACTGGGGTAGGGTAACCTACCCCATGTAGCTGCATCAACCTAGAGGCTCTCACAAGAGCTTCTACGTGATTCAGTTAGACACCCTCACCTCACCGCTTTTGGAGCATCCCATGCACACTCAGAATAAGGTTGTAGAGTTCCCCTTCTATACAAAGCTGATGGTCCAAGGCCAAGAGTGCTTTGCCTCAGCTGCGTGTATCGACCTGAGCAAGATCCCATTCGTTACGTTTATTCAATCGTTCTACTACGTCCTGCCCACCGGCGAATACGTAAAGTGCGTTGAGATTCCTTCGCGTCACCCAGAGATCGCTGATCAGTACCACGCTGATCTGATGACCTTCCTGGCCTAACCCCCTTACCCTGATCTATTGGAGATTCACATGAACGTCACTAACGCCACCATCACCAACACCATCCGCACCATTGCAGACGTCGCCACCATTCGTGGCACCCGCGTCAAGTGGGACTATGCCAACGAAGTGGAGTTCCGTCGTGAAGGCGACCGCTTCCAACTGCGCAGCGTCCGTTCCGACAACAGCAACCAGACCATCTGGATGTCGAGCACGTTCGAGTCGCTTCCAGCAGGCCATCGTCAGATGGTCCTAGCCGCCGCTCAAGCCCTGCGCTTGAAAGGCTTCTTCATCAACCGTGAGTTCGTGGTTCTGCGTCAAGACCATGAAGTCACTGAAAACATCCACATCGTTCGCACCACCACCATTGAATTGGTAGAGGACGAGCCGGTCAAACATGCCACTCAGTGGGCTGGCGCCCAACCTTACGCCCTGAGCGGTTACCGTAAAGAACCTGTCCAGCAATCCTCTAACCACGAGGGTCTACGGGCTGCCGCCACCCTGATGGGCATTGGCCTGTCGATGCTGTCCCGTCGTCGTTGATCACTCATTCGTTATAACCTAGCCCATAGGAGGGCGTCCCATGTTTAAGAAACTGTTTGGCACTAACAACCGCGCCCTCCAGTCTGAGCTGGAAGTCGCCACCCGTATGTTCGCTCGCGCCATGCGTGTTCACGGGATTCTGAGCGACGAGGCAAAAGCCTACGAAGCCAAGATCAATTCCCTTGAAGCGGCTCTGAACAACTGAGTCACCCCCCTCGTCTGGAGATTACATCATGAACAACTCTACCTTCGCTGCCCTCGTTGTTGCCGGTGCGGTTATAGGCGGTACCATTGGTTATAAAATGGTTGGTGCCTTACCCGATCGTTTCACGGCATTCGGCCGTACCTTCGTTCGCAAGAACAAGGGCTGACAGCATAGAGAGGAGCCGCAAGGCTCCTCTCATTACCTTTCTTTTTTCTTTGGTCAGACCCGAAGGTTCTTCGGATGCAGACCGGCGACCAACTTCTGGGTCACCTTGGCGCAACATTCAGCTTTGGTGATCTTGCCATCTTTGTTGATGTCCAAGCCTTTGTTCTGCACGTAGGTGGTTGGACGGGTCTTCTGATCCCAGAGCACATAGTCATCCGGTTTACCCACACCCACAGGCCAGAGGATGCGCAGGTAGACATCGCCTAGCGTCTTCAACTTACCTTTGTAAGGCTGGAAGAACTTGTGCACGAAGATCAGTTGTTCTTCAGCCGTCAACTTAACCAGCGCGCCTGTGGTGGTCCCGATGTCCTTAGCGGCGGCAGCGCCGAACTGAATCAACCCGTAGTAAGGTGCGCCTGCGCCGTTCTTGATGGTCGGAGAGAACGTCTCACCGGTCTCAAAGGCCATGCAGGCCATGAGGTCATCAGCGCCGGTATACGGCATGTCCAGGCTGTCAGCGATGTGCTTGACGATCCGTATGAATTCCACACTGACTTTCTCTGACCACGCGGTGGCCTTACAGTACTGAAACAACACCGGTCCGATGACCTCGTTGGACTGTTTCAACTTCAAGGCTTGACGCCGAGCGTTCATGAAGGCCCCATGACTGAGGGGACCCCAGGCGCCATCAATGGTACCGCTGTAGACGCCCATCGACTTCATGTTACGCTGAAGTTCTTTCAGCGTGCTAACTGATGCTGCCATTTGCGATCTCACTTTCAATGAACTCACGCATTTTGCCGTAGCAGTCACGCAAGCGTTCGAATTTATAATCCCTTATGCTCGCACTGATCGTTTCATCCGGGCTGGTGGTCCGACGCCAGTCAAACCGCAGCCCTTCACTGGTGATGGTCAACGGCGTAGTGGCGGTGGCCTCCAGACGAGTCACGTGCACCGCGTTGGCGTACGAGAACGGTGTCCCATCGAGCACCCGCCATTGCGCGGCATCTGCTGTCTGTTCAGCCGACTCTTGGGTGTACGACAACAAGGCCATAGGATCTGCCAAGACTTTGGTGTTCAGAAAGTCGTTGATAATCGCGTCTTCCAGGTGCAGCATCTTACCGGTGATGCTGGTTTTGGTGCGAAAGTACAGCTTGCTGACATTGGGCCGGCCATGCGGGATATATGGTTTCCCTTCACCATCGTTGTGCGGGGCCGGTTCACCATCTGGCCACCACTCGATGCTGTAACCGACAATGGCGTACTGCATAGCGGACAGGAAGTTAAACACCACCGCGTCTTTGATGCGGGCATTGGGGCGCAGTTGGACGCCAGCTTGATCGAGCAGACGGATCACACGGAAATGACCCCGGTCAGCGCCGGTGTAGAGTTCTGTTTGTTCAGGCATGATGAAA